TTGGTTTGTTTACCCCCAAAAACGACAGCATTACCCACTATCAGGCCTGATACCCTAAGTCATGACTACTTTCGACCAGATAGCCTTAGATAGCCCTGATGGGGCTTACCTAGGGGCGACAGAACCGCGTATTCGGTCAAAACCAGTAGATTTACCTTCACGCGGGCAGGAAATGATAGATTTCTGCGAGTCAATTGGCTTCGAATTGCTCCCCTACCAGAAATTTCTGGCTATCGAAATGCATCGAGTCAAACCTGACGGGCGTTGGCACCACAACGAGGTGGGCATTTTATGCGCGAGACAACAGGGAAAATCGACTTTCTTAGCGCTTCGAATCTTATGGGGAATGTTTGAGTTGGGCGAAAAGTTGCAGGTTCACACTGCTCACAAGCTGACAACTTCATCCGAAATCTTCTGGAAGATAGATGAGATTATCCAACAACATCCCAAATTGGCTTCTATGTTTGCCAAGAAGTATGAAACTAAAGGATCACAGGAAATCAAACTAATTGATGGGGCAAGATATTTGGTTCGTGCCAATAACTCAGCTTCTCGCGGTATTGCAGCTCCAGATGTTATCCACTTGGATGAAGTTAGAGAATATCAAGACCCGGAAGTCTGGGCTGCACTTCGATTTACTCAGATGGCTTCAAAAAACCCAATGGCGATAATTTATAGCAACGCCGGAGATCAACATAGCCTAGTGCTGAATAAATTACGCGAGCGCGGGTTGGCTGCTGCCGCTGGTTCTGATGATCCGATAGGTTGGTTTGAATGGTCGGCTCCAATGGAAGTTCAAATTGGAGACACACCCGAATTCTGGGAAGCAGTTAGATATTCAAATCCTGCTCTTGGATATACAGTTCATCCGGATAATTTAAGAGCCATTCTCAATGATGAAGAATCAATTGTCCGTACGGAAGTATTGTGTCAATGGGTTTCCCAAATAAATCCTGCAATCAATCCGTCCTTGTGGGATGCATGTGGCGATGAGTCGGCAGAACTAGACCAGGAGCAAGAGACCTGGATGGCTATCGACTTGTCGCCCGATCGCCGCGCAGCTGCCCTTATTGCCGCCCAACAAAAAGGCGATAAATTCGTCGTGGTTCTATTGCAGACATGGGAAAACTCAGTGGCAATAGACGATAAAGCACTTGCCAATGATCTAGCAATCTGGGTTCGTAAATATCCGACTACAACAGTGGCATATTCAAGGCAGACCGCAGGAGCAGTAGCTGCGAGATTATCTCCCGCCGGAATCTCAACCACTCCAATCGATGGGGCTTTATATGGCCAAGCTTGTGATGAAATGCAATCTGCGATTACATCAGAACGACTGATCCATAAACGCCAGGAAGAATTTACCAAGCAAGTTCTATCAGCGGTCAAACTTCCATTCAAAGACGGCGGTTGGTATCTGGGCCGTAAGGTTTCAAACTCCACAATCTGCGCAGCCGTTGCGATGGCGATGGTTTCCCACTTCGCGACACGACCAGAAACTGAAGTGGACATCTTTATCGGCTAATCTCATATAATGATATACTTATCCACTATATGGGAATCAAAGACTTCTTTCTTCCAACCACTGCGCCAGCCGAAATGACTATTGACGCGGCTGCGTATCCTGCGCCTAACAATGGCATCATAAACAGTTGGCTTTATCCGGTAGCGACAACAAACAGAGCTACTGCGATGGCCGTCCCGACAATCGCTCGCGGAAGAAACATTTTGTGTTCTCTTGCAACACTTCCACTAGAGCAATATCTCAAATCAGATGGTTCACACGTTGAACCAAACAGAGTAATTAATCAACCAGATCCACGAGTTCCCGGTTCAGCCGTTTACAGTTATGTCGCGGAAGATTTATTATTCCTAGGCGTATCTTACGGACTTGTAATGTCCATGTATGCAGATGGTCGCATTCAAGAGTGGACACGCATTTCACCTGATCGCGTTCTTCCAGAATTAAACCCACTTGGAACTGAAATTATCGGTTACTCAGTTGACAATAAAAAAGTTCCACCATTTGGCGTTGGTTCTCTCGTAGTATTTAACGGACTTGATGAAGGTTTCCTAAATCGTGCTGGCCGCACTATCCGGGCGGCTATCGCACTTGAAAATGCAGCAGAACAATTTGCCAAGGAACCAGTTCCAATGATGGTTCTTAAATCTAATGGCACAAACTTAACATCTGAAAGAATTTCCAAGCTTCTTGAATCATGGCGAATCGCTAGAACTAATCGCAGCACTGCATTCTTAAATGCTGACGTTGAACTACAAGCGATGGGTATTGATCCAAACAAATTACAATTAAACGAGGCTCGCCAATATGTCGCGCTTGAATTGTGTCGCGCATTAAACATTCCAGCCTTCTTTGCTTCCGCCGAATCAACATCAATGACCTATTCAAACGCAATCAATGAGCGCCGTTCATTAATTGACTTCGGCGGTCGCAACATTCTTCTTGCAATAGAGCAACGCCTAAGCCAACCGGACTTCGTGCCCGCTGGCAATTATGTGCGTTTTTCACTAGATGAATTCCTTCGTGGCAATCCACTAGAACGTGCGCAAGTTTACGAAATCCTAAACAGAATCGGCGCGATGAGCGTTGAAGAAATCCGAGAGGAAGAGGATCTACTTAAATGAAAGTAAATCTACCAATTACGCTGACCGCAGCTGATACAAAAACCAGAACACTCACAGGCCGCATAGTTACCTGGGGCGAAGAAGGTTTTACTTCTGCTGGTAAAACAGTATTTGCAAAAGATTCAATAACAATTCCTAAGAACGTCAAATTATTGTTAGAGCATGACCGCACCCGCCCAATTGGCAAACTTACAAGTTATGAAGTTACCGAATCCGGTATTGAAGCATCATTCAAAATCGCCGGAACTATCGCCGGGGATGATTCACTACTAGAAGCCGCAGAAGGCTTGCGCGATGGTTTCTCAGTTGGAATTAAGTTAAACGAATGGGAAAACGTAGATGGCGCGATGGTTATCTCATCATCCCAAATGATTGAAACAAGTTTAGTTACAGATCCAGCAATTGATTCTGCTCGCGTTACAGAAGTAGCAGCGACAGAGACAGAAGTTTCTGAATCAAAGGATTCAGATATTAAACCAGAAGGAGAAGACCTAGTGTCCGAAACCGTTTCAGAGTCAGTAACTACCGAAGCGGTAGAAGCTGCAAAGTCAGAAGTAACTGTCAGCGCATCAGCGCCAGTTATGTATTCATCTCCACGCGTTAACCTAAATGTTACCGCTGGTCAAGTTGCTAAGGCACAACTAGCTGCATCACGCGGCGACTCAGATGCTCGCGATCTAATCGCTGCTCTACAAGTTGCAACAGTTGCAGAAAACACAGGTATGGTTCCACCAAACTACCTACGCGACATTATCGGCATTATCGATAACTCACGTCCGTTCATCTCAAGCATCGAAACTGCACCTCTCCCAGCATCAGGGATGAAGATTTTCACGCCGAAGCTTGGAGCCCAGGCGAGTGTTGCGCTAACAGCTGAAGGAGCAGAATTTTCTTCAACAGATACAGCCGTAACTTTCCAAGAAGATAACGTTGTCAAATTTGCGGGTGCCGGAGTTCTCAATGTAGAGCTTGTGGACCGCAGCGATCCGAGCTTCCTAGATTTGTATATTCAGGAACTTGCCGCGTCATACGCACAAAAGACAGATGCTTACGCAATTGGTTTAGCTCGTGATAATGCAGTTGCATCAACAGGAAACACAATTTACAAGGCAATTGCAGATGGTATTGCAGACTCTTACGGAGTAATGCGCTTCACTCCAAACCGCCTAGCAGTTCACCCAACAGCAGCAGGTTCAATCTCCTACGCAGATTTGCTTGGCGCAGTTGACGGTGCGGCTCGCCCACTATTCGCAGCAGCAGTTCCACAAAATGCAGCTGGTTTAATGACACAAGGTTCAACACAGGGAACAGTTGCAGGACTTGACCTAATCGTTGATCCAAACTACACAGGCGACCAATTCGCGTTGGTTTACCCATCACAAGCAATGCGATTCCACGAGAGCAGCCAGATTCAACTTCGCAGCTCAATCGTCGCAAATGGTCAGCTAGAAATCGGTCTATACGGATACGTTGCAGTAGTTAACCGCTACCCATCAGCATTCCGTAAGTTAACCGTAGCGTAACCACAAACTAATCATGGGGGAGTTGCTCCCGGCTCCCCCAGTCGTATAGAGAGGAAGATATGGCTTCAATAGTTTCAGTTGCAGAACTGCGTTCCATTCTTGGCGTATCTTCCGCTCTCTATAATGACGCATATTTAACAGACATAATTGATACCGCTGAGCAGGTAATTCTTCCTATGCTCACAAGATATGCCCAACCAATTGACGCAGTAGAACTAGAATCTAATGTTGCTACTTACCATACTTTGGGCGCTCATGAATTTTCAGTAGGTCAATCGGTAGTCATAACTGGTTGCGGATCACCTTTTAATGGCACTTTCACGATCACTGCGCTTCCATCAGATTATGAATTTTCAGTTGCACTAACTAACGCAGACATTACAAAAAGAAATGTAATTCCTTCTGGCCTTGCCACACTTTCAGGCGCTTCAACTTATGTTGGAGTTTCAGCAGTCGAATCAGCAGTCTTGGTTGTTTCAGTTGAAGTCTTTCAATCCCGAGTCGCTCCAGGTGGCCAAATAGAAGGCGTGGATTTCGCTCCAACGCCTTACCGGATGGGGCGCTCATTATTCAATAGGTGCGTAGGTCTGTTAGGGCCTTATATCGATGTGGAGTCAATTGTTCAATGACCGCATCAACGATCCTTTCATCAGTTAGGCAACCGTTGGCAACTGCACTTGCTGGCGTTGCTGGCAATGTTTACGCCTTCGTTCCAGAGTCGGTAATTCCACCAGCTGTCGTGGTTGTCCCGGATGCACCCTATATCGAATTTGACACAATTGGTAAATCATCTTTTCGCTGCAAACTTAATTACACAATAACCGTCTGTGTTGCTTACAACAGTAACCCAGCATCATTAGACAATATCGAACAGCTAATCATAAGCGTTGTTTCTGCAATCCCAGCCGGATACGAAGTAGGAGCAGTTCAACGACCAACAGTTACACAAGTAGGCGCTAGCAATTTGCTTGTTGCAGATATAAGCGTCGCTACCTACTACACACAAACCAATTAAGGAGAAAAAATGTCAACAAGAATTATCACTGGCCGCGACGTGTCATTCACGCTCGATACAAAGGCTTATGATGCACAAACAACATCGGCAACACTTTCATGCGATACAACAATTGAAACTTACCAAACACTGGATGGCAAGGCTTACAAGCAAATCGATTCACAATGGACTTTCAATGTTGAACTATTGCAGGACTGGGGATCAGCCGCAGCGCAAGGTTCATTATTTGAAAACATGTGGAACAATGCAGAACTAAACCCAAACACCCCAGTAGCGGTATCTTTCACTGCCGTAACAGGAGCCGTGTTTACTTTCAATGTATTGCCAATTTTCCCATCAGCAGGTGGCGCAGCTCCAGGAGCGTTGACAGATAGTTGGGCACTAACAGTAATCGGCACACCAACCGAGAACTTCTCGTAACAAACTAAACAGGGAGCAAAATGAAACTACCAATAACAATCGAATACAACTCTGGCGATCAAGCAACTTATACTGCCCAACCGCCAGAGTGGGCCAAATGGGAAAAGGCAACTGGACACACAATCTCAAAAGCCAATGAACATATGGGCATCTGGGATCTAATGTTTCTGGCATATCACGCACACAAGCGCGAAGCTGCCGGAAAGCCAGTTAAGTCTTTCGAGATTTGGCAGGAAACAGTTGCAGATGTAATTGTGGGAGATAACGACCCAAAAGCTACGAGCCAGGAAGCATCAATCGAACAATAATTCAGTTGGCAATAGCCACTGGTATTCCGATGAGCGAATGGCGCGAAGCAGAGGACATTCTTACCGCATTAGAAATTCTAAAGGAGCGTAATGAATCAGGCAGAGGTTGAAGCTTACAACCGGAAAGAAATCCGGGAAGTAATCAAAGCCTTCAAAGCCATGGATGAGACTGCAATTACCGAAGCCAAAAAGGTTTCTGGCGCTCTAGCAGATTACGCACTTGGCAAGATTAAAGAAGCTTCAGGAACCAGAACAGTAGCCACTAAAGTGGCAACCAGAATTGCTTCTGGCGGTAAGGTTTCCAAAAGTTCCAAGGTAGGCGAAATTAGTCTTGGGTTTGCTTCTCAAAGATTTTCTGGCGGTGGCACTACCCGCGACCTATGGGGCGGCATGGAATTTGGATCTAATAGATTCAAGCAATTCCCAAATAGAACACCATCACTTGGTAGAGGCAATAAAGGTTATTTTATATTTCCAACACTGAAGGCTGCCCAGCCTTACATTATCCGAGAATGGCAAGAAGCGTTCTCAAAGATTATTAAGGAGTTCTAGTGGCTAGCGATTCCAGAACGCTTAAGTTAGCAATACTTGGCGAAGTTAAAGATTTAACCAATAGCCTAAAAACCAGCGAGAAAGATGTTCAATCTTTCGGGGATAAAGTCGATGCGTTTGGCAAGAAGGCTGGTTTGGCATTTGCCGCTGCGGGTGCAGCTGCGGCTCTTTATGCTGGCAAGTTAATCAAGGAAGGCGTTGAATCTGCTATTGCAGATGAGAAGGCCCAGGCAAGCCTTGCAAAAACTTTAGAGAATGTTACTGGCGCAACAAAAGCCCAGATAGCCGCCGTAGAGTCATACATTTCCAAAACAAGCTTGGCAACTGGAATTACAGATGATGAACTTCGCCCATCGCTAGATCGTTTGACTAGAAGCACCCGGTCAGTAGAAGAGGCACAAAAACTTCAAACACTTGCATTAGACATAGCTGCTGGAACTGGTAAATCACTTGGGGCCGTCAGCGAAGCCTTATCCAAAACTTACGATGGCAACTTCGGCGCATTAAAGCGTTTGGGCGTTCCGCTCGATGAATCGATAGTTAAATCAAAAGACTTTGATGCTGCGACTGCCGCATTAGCTGCTACCTTCAAAAACCAGGCTAGCGTTCAGGCTAATACCATCGAAGGCCGTATGCAGAGATTAAAAACTGCTCTTGATGAAGCCAAGGAATCAGTAGGCGCTGCTCTACTCCCAGCCTTGACAAGATTAGTTGGTTTCATAACCGAGCGCGTTCTTCCTCAGATAAACGCATTCGTTGGCGGTTTAACAGGCAATGAAGGAATGGAAAAAGGTTTAGAAGGAACTGCTAAGGCTTCCTATGATCTAGGAGATGCATTCCGGACTATGGCAGTCAGTGTTGGCAGGTTGTTCTCAGTGTTCAATGCAGATGAAAACACCGGAAGTTCTTCTGGTTTAGCCAAGGTTATTGGCTGGGCAGAAAATGTTCTCAACGTGTTTAACAAACTGATAAATGCTATTGCCTACACAATGGGCTTAATCAAAGTTATTACAAACCCTAAAAACTGGCTTCTTGGTGCAGATGCAACAGTTGCACTTGCTAATGAATACGCGGGCATAGCAACTAAAGCCGCTCCTAAACCAACAGTCAATCGTAGTTCAACTCCAATGAATGTTACCTTCCCAATAGGTGGAACTGGCGGCCTCGGTAGCGTGGGAAGTGGTGGATCAACAGGTTCCGGTGCTTCAAGAGCTATTAGTGCAATAGATACTGCTAATGCTCAAACCTCAGCCAATATCGATAAACTCCAAAAGGATGTAGATAAAAACCTAGCGGCCGCCAATAAAGCCTTAGAAGCCGCAAACGCTGCAAGCGCAAAAGCCGATGCTTATTTACCAATCAGCGCAGCAGATTTGAATTATCGCGATAGTTTCCGAAACGGAATGAACAATTACAACATTACAGTAAATGGAGCGTTAGATTCTGAAAGCACTGCCCGACAAATCATTACGCTTCTCAATGACTCGCAAGCTAGAGGAACCCTGGGAGCTTCTGGGCTTATTGGAGCAGTTAGCTTCTAATGACTCAATGGAATCCAGTCTGGCGCATTATTGTTGATGGGGTTACTTATACCAACCTGACCCTAGCTAATCTAAACATTAGTTCAGGGCGCACCAATATCTATTCTCAACCCGTTGCTGGTTATTGCCAACTTTCAATTCTTAACTTTAACAAATCTGCAATTCCATTTGAGATCAATGATTCGGTAACTGTCGAAATCAAAGATTCAACTAATGCGTTTGTGCCTATATTCGGTGGAACTATCACAGACCTAGCCGTAACCATCAATTCACTTGGATCAACGGACTACAACCAACGCATCGAGATTACTGCCCTAGGCGCTCTTTCCAAATTGCCTAAAAGCATCACTACTGGCGTATTGCCAAAAGACCGAGATGGCGACCAGATATATGCGCTTCTCTCAACTCTCTTGTTTGGCCAATGGAATTCAGTTCCAGCGGCAACTACCTGGGCTACTTATGACCCAACTGAACAATGGAACCAAGCTCTAAATACTGGACTAGGCGAAATTGATAGGCCAGGCGATTACGACTTAGATCAGAGATTCTCAAGTTCTTCAGATTATTATTCAATCGCTTCACTTATTGCTAACTCTGGCTTAGGTTATTTATATGAAGATCCGCAGGGTCGCATAGGTTATGCAGATAGCACTCATAGAACCGAATACTTCG